GCAGACGAAGCAGGCGGAAGGAAAGAAAATACAGGATGCACATGAGGCGATCCGTCCGACGGATATCAGCAGAACTCCGGCTTCGATCAAAGAATCTCTCACAAGAGATCAGTTCCGTTTGTATCAACTGATATGGAAACGTTTTGCGGCAAGCCGTATGATGCCGGCGCAATATGAATCTACTTCGGTTAAGATTGCAGCCGGGCAGTATCGTTTTTCGGTTTCGACATCAAGATGTGTATTTGACGGGTTTAGATCTGTCTATACAGAAGCTGATGAAGAAAAAGAGGAAAGTAATGTTCTTGTAGGACACTTAAGTATGGATTCTGTATTTAGAAGAGAAGATTTTGATACAAAACAGCATTTTACACAGCCGCCGGCGCATTATACAGAAGCCAGTCTTGTAAAGGCGTTGGAGGAACTTGGAATCGGGCGTCCGAGTACGTATGCCCCTACGATTTCAATCATACTTGGGCGCAGATATGTGACAAAAGAGGCGAAAAATTTATATTTGACGGAAATTGGGGAAGTGGTGAACAATATTATGAAACAATCTTTCCCAAGTATTGTGGATGCAAATTTCACGGCAAATATGGAAGGCCTTTTAGATATGGTTGAGGAAGGAAAGGTTGCATGGAAAGATGTGATCCGTAATTTTTATCCGGATCTGGATGAGGCGGTAAAACGTGCGGAGATCGAGCTTGAAAGTGTCAAGATCGAAGATGAAGTGACAGATGTGATCTGCGAAGAATGTGGAAGAAACATGGTAATCAAGTACGGGCCTCATGGAAAATTTTTGGCATGCCCCGGGTTTCCGGAATGCAGAAATACGAAACCATACCTTGAAAAGATAGGCGTACCTTGTCCGGTATGCGGAAAGGACGTTGTGATTCGTAAGACAAAGAAAGGCAGAAAATATTACGGATGTGAAAATAATCCGGAGTGTGATTTCATGTCGTGGCAGAAGCCGTCGAAAGAAAAGTGTCCTGACTGCGGCGGTTACATGTTGGAAAAAGGAAATAAACTCGTATGTGCAGATGAAAAATGCGGATATGTAAAAACAATCGGGAAATAGAGTGGAAACCAAACAAAAACAGAGGCATTCGGATTATAAATAAAAAAAATAAAAAATAAGAAATAAAACTGCGGAAATGTATTGAAATCAGAAAAATTGTGTGATAGCATATTATTATCTATATATTTATCTGGATTTGTGTATACAATTATTGGCTTGTAAGAAGCAAACGGAGGAAATAATGAGCGTACAACTGTTAGACAAAACAAGAAAAATTAATAAATTGCTTCATAACAATAATTCAAGTAAGGTCGTATTTAATGATATTTGTGCGGTATTGACCGAAATTCTTGATTCAAATGTTCTTGTGGTAAGCAGAAAGGGGAAGATTCTCGGCGTAAGTAAAAGCCCGGATGTTCAGGAAATCAGTGAATTGATCACAGAGGCTGTCGGATCTCATATCGATCAGATGTTAAATGAAAGACTTTTAAGCATTCTTTCTACAAAAGAAAATGTGAATCTGGAGACACTTGGATTTTCAGCAGAGGCGGTGCAGGGGTGCCAGGCAATCGTAACTCCGATTGATATTGCGGGAGAGAGGCTTGGAACATTATTTATTTATAAGCAAGATAAGACGTATTCGATAGACGACATTATTTTGAGCGAATACGGAACTGCTGTTGTCGGTTTGGAGATGCTTCGTTCTGTAAATGAAGAAAGTGCGGAAGAAACAAGAAAAGAACATATCGTGCAATCGGCGATCAGTACACTGTCATTTTCGGAGTTAGAAGCGATTATTCACATTTTTGATGAGCTCGGCGGAACGGAAGGTATTCTTGTCGCAAGTAAAGTAGCTGACAGAGTAGGCATTACACGTTCGGTTATTGTGAATGCGCTGCGTAAGTTTGAAAGTGCGGGAGTAATTGAATCTCGTTCTTCCGGTATGAAGGGAACCTATATAAAAGTGTTGAACGACTATATTTTTGAAGAACTTGAGAAAATTAAAAAAGAACGTATGTAGTTTTTTAAAAAGCGGAAAGTCAGATAGAGGCAGGCAGGAGGAAGAACGATGTACGAAGGAAATCCCGTAGATCTGCGTATGGAAAAAATCATATCGGCAGATGGAATTTTTGATGAAGCGACAAGGCAGTGCAGGGTTGAAAAATATGATCCGGAGGAAGATTACATTTATCTTGAGTTGAAAGAAGATGAATTGACGGTAATTTCACTCGATGCTAAATACAGATGTTATATTTCGACAAGGACAGAACTTTTGTATTGCACAGGGGTTGTGAAAGAACGATATTGTCGCGATGACCGAAAGTTTTTGAAGCTTCGGATTGAAAATGGTTTTTACAATGTATATGAAGGCAGAAAAATGACGAAACGTGCGTAGATGCGTTTCGTCTTTTTTATGGGCGATGAGCCAAAGATCGGGCTTACTGAAATATTGTCAACTGCTGATTGATCTATAATGTGCGTTTTGGAACTTCCGGTGATTGTTGTTATTTTTTCTATAAAAACCTCATAAACTGTGTTGACAAATTGAAAACAGAGTGCTATTTTATATTCATGAAGTTTAGCACTCGTAATAAATGAGTGCTAACAGGCAAATTTAAAGGAGGAATTACAATGAAATTAGTACCGTTGGGTGACAAAATTGTTTTGAAACAGTTAGAAGCAGAAGAGACGACAAAATCCGGTATTGTTTTGCCGGGACAGGCAAAAGAAAAACCGCAGGAAGCAGAAGTTATCGCTGTAGGACCGGGCGGAAATATAGATGGAAAAGAAGTAGTAATGCAGGTAAACGTGGGAGATAAAGTGATTTACTCTAAATACGCAGGAACAGACGTGGAACTGGACAAAGAAGAGTACATTATCGTAAAACAGAGCGATATTCTCGCAATCGTAACAGAGTAAAAATAGTCAGAAGACAGATGATCACAGGTAAGAATAAGGAGATGTTTAACGATGGCAAAGGAAATCAAATACGGATCTGAAGCAAGAACAGCCCTTGAAAAAGGTGTAAATCAGTTAGCGGATACAGTAAAAGTAACACTCGGACCAAAAGGAAGAAATGTCGTTCTTGACAAATCTTTCGGAGCGCCGCTTATTACAAACGATGGTGTGACGATTGCAAAAGAGATCGAATTGGAAGACGGATTTGAAAATATGGGAGCGCAGCTTATCAGAGAAGTTGCTTCTAAGACGAACGATGTGGCAGGAGATGGAACAACAACGGCAACAGTGCTTGCGCAGGCAATGGTACATGAGGGAATGAAAAACCTTGAAGCAGGAGCGAATCCGATCGTTCTTAGAAAAGGTATGAAAAAGGCAACAGATAACGCGGTTGAAGCGATCCGTGCTATGAGCAGCAAGGTGAATGGAAAAGAACAGATCGCGAGAGTTGCGGCAGTTTCTTCCGGCGATGAGGAAGTCGGACAGATGGTTGCGGATGCGATGGAAAAAGTATCGAATGACGGAGTCATCACGATTGAAGAATCCAAAACTATGCAGACAGAATTAGACCTTGTAGAAGGAATGCAGTTTGATCGAGGATATATTTCTGCATATATGGCAACAGATATGGAAAAGATGGAAGCGATTCTTGATGATCCGTATATTTTGATTACAGATAAGAAGATTTCTAATATTCAGGATATTCTTCCGGTGCTTGAGCAGATTGTCCAGTCCGGCGCAAGACTTCTTATTATCGCAGAGGATATTGAAGGAGAGGCTCTCACAACATTAATCGTAAATAAACTTCGCGGAACATTTAATGTTGTTGCAGTAAAAGCTCCGGGTTATGGAGACAGAAGAAAAGAAATGCTTCAGGATATCGCAATTTTGACAGGCGGACAGGTGATCTCAGAAGAACTTGGATTTGATCTGAAGGAAACAACTATGGATCAGCTTGGCCGTGCAAAATCTGTAAAAGTTCAGAAAGAAAATACTGTTATTGTAGATGGATGCGGAGATAAAAAAGCGATTGAAGACAGAATTGCACAGATCAAGAAAGCGATCGAGGAGACGACTTCTGAGTTTGATAAAGAAAAATTGCAGGAAAGACTTGCAAAACTTGCAGGCGGTGTAGCTGTTATCCGTGTCGGCGCTGCAACAGAAACGGAGATGAAAGAAGCTAAGCTTCGTATGGAAGATGCACTGAATGCGACAAGAGCGGCCGTAGAAGAAGGTATTATTGCAGGCGGTGGTTCTGCGTATATCCATGCTTCAAAAGAAGTGGCTAAATTGACAGAGGAATTGGAAGGTGATGAGAAGACAGGAGCCAAGATCATTCTGAAAGCATTGGAAGCTCCGCTTCATCAGATTGCTGCTAATGCAGGACTTGAGGGCGCTGTGATTGTAAATAAAGTAAGAGAATCCGATCCGGGAGTAGGATTTGACGCTTATGCGGAAGAATATGTTGATATGGTAAGCAAAGGAATTCTGGATCCGGCTAAAGTGACAAGAAGTGCTTTGCAGAATGCAACGAGCGTTGCATCCACGCTTTTGACAACAGAATCTGTTGTGGCAACGATTAAAGAAGATGTACCGGCTATGCCGGCAGGCGGTGCAGGCGGAATGGGTATGATGTAAAAATAGTATCTAACCATATTATAGTGTATAGAAGGTCTGTGGGAATTTCCTACAGACCTTTAAAAAATGAAAATTGAAATACCGGTACCGATAGTGTATTAGGTGTTTGGGAGGGCGGATTATGAGTAAGAAAGTTCTTGTTATCAGTACGAGTCTGAGAAAGAATAGTAATTCGGAAAAACTTGCAGAGGCATTTGCATCAGGGGCTGAGGACGCCGGTAATGTAGTGGAATTTCTTTCCTTAAAAGATAAAACAATCGCGTTTTGTGAAGGGTGTATGGCGTGCCATAAACTGGGACGTTGTGTGATCGATGATGATGCGAATATGATTGCCCGAAAAATGTATGAGGCAGAGGTTATCGCATTTGCAACACCGATCTATTATTATGAAATGAGCGGACAGATGAAGACAATGATCGATAGAGCAAATAGCTTGTATGATTCGGATTATAAATTTACGGATATTTATATGTTGACAACTGCTGCGGAAGATGAACCGGAAGTTCCGAATCGGGCGATCGGTGGTTTGACAGGATGGATAGATTGTTTTGATCGAGCGCATCTTTCAGGAAGCGTATTTGCCGGAGGAGTAAACGAATCAGGAACGATCAAAGGGCATAGTGCACTGAAAAAGGCGTATGAGATGGGAAATTGTATTAAATAGCAAATGACAAATCTGCAAGGGGTAAGGTCTCGGTGAGCGGATTTTGAATGAGTATTTTGAAAGCAATATTTATGACTGAAAAGAAGCGGTAAAAAGGGTAATTGTTTGAATTATCTGAAATAAATAAAAAACAAGAAAAACATTGACAATTACTTCCATACATGATAGGATATCACTTGTCGCTGATGACGGCTATACGAAATACAGGAACAGACTTTTGGAGACGCGGAGGCGGAACAGCCAAAGAATGGGAACTGTAAACGATCGGATAGCGGGAGACAACAGAAAAACTTATCTGAAGACGCGGAGGCGGAAGATCAGAAAGTGAAAAAAGTTGTTGACAATATCACAGCGATGTGGTAATCTATTAAAGCTGTCGCTTGAACGGTCAGCAAAAAAGATAAGTTTTAGAATGAAAATCGACAAGAGGTTATAGAGCCTCTGCCGATTTTCTTTTTTATAGGAAACAGCAGAAAAGAAGAGCGTGCAGAGCGTAAAAACCCTGACACGCTTATTTTTTTACCATAAAAGCAAATGAGGACGGAAAGGAGCATAGAACATGGCGAAACGAAAGTACAAGCGTCTGCATTACGAGGACAGGCAGACCATAGAGGCTATGAGTAAGCAGGGCAGCAGTGTAAGCGATATTGCAGAGGTACTGGGAACACATAGGGACACAATTTATAGGGAGTTCAAACGCTGCAACGCCACACTGAAAACCTACACAGCAGCAGCGGGGCAGCAGGCATTATAAGGAAAGGAGTAAAACATGGGTATAACAGTTTTGAGTTTGTTTGATGGGATAAGCTGTGGAATGGTAGCACTTGAAAGAGCAGGAATAGAGGTAGATAAATACATAGCTTACGAAATAGAACATAATGCAATAGAAATCAGTAAAAAGAATTATCCAGAAATCGTACGAGGGGGGGACGTAACAAAGGAAGATTTTACAAAGTACAAAGGAAAAATAGACATTTTAATTGGTGGCAGCCCATGCCAGAACCTTTGCAGTTGCGGAAATAGAAAAGGGTTAGAGGGAGAAGAAAGTAGACTGTTTTTTGATTATGTAAGGGCTTTGTACGAAACAGAGGCAAAATGGTTTTTATTGGAAAATAACGCAACCATGACAAAAGAAAACCAAGACATAATTACAGGCATTATGGGTGTAGAGCCTATTTATATAAATTCCAATCTATTAACGGCACAGGAAAGAAAAAGACTGTACTGGACAAACATACCAGACATTAAGCAGCCAGAAGATAAGGGAATTTTTCTTAGAGATATAGTACAGCCAAGAGAAGAGAAAAAAGAGTACGAGTGCTATAAGCGGATGATGGCAAAGGAAGAGGGAACATTAGCACATAAAAAAGCATGGTCGCAAGTTAAAACATTAGACCAAAAAAGTAGAGCTTTAACAACTGCACAGAATATAAGCAATTCGGGTGCGACAAATATAAAGTATTCAGATACAGAGTATTACATACTGACGCCTTTAGAGTGTGAGCGTTTGCAGACACTGCCAGACAATTACACAGAGGGGGTAAGTAATACACAAAGATATAAAGCTATTGGAAATGGCTGGACGGTGGACGTAATAGCACACATTTTCAAATATCTTAAGAAAGCAATAGAGAAAAATATAGAGCCAGTCAAATTAAAAGACCATGAACGCCCACAGCAATCATACAGAAGAATGGTAAATACGGAAGAGAAAAAAACAGAGGAAAAAACAATAAATGCAAACGAGGTAATAGAAATGCAGGAAAAGGAGAAATACGAAAAGAAGATAGCAGAATTAGAGAGGGAGCTAAAGGAAAAAGACAAGGAAATAAGCAAAATTAGGGGAGAAATGCAGACCTTAAAAGACAGGGTATTTAACATTTTATTAGAAAAGGCGTGCGGTTGATAAAACCGTACCATGAGTGCCGTTAGTTCAGTGGTTAGAGCAGCCGCCTCATAAGCGGCAAGTCGTGGGTTCAAATCCCACACGGCACATTGTGTAGCAGGCATGGCGAGCCTGCGGCAGAGGGCAGCAGGCTAATAGCTGCAATCTGTATACCATGAAAAAATAGCGGCGGTCATACCAGCCAGAAAGTATGTGGACGGTCAACAGGTTTTCAGTTGCTTTTTAATGTGAAAAGCAGCCCGCATGGTAAAACCAAACGCCAGAACAGGAGAGCGGCACACATGGAAAGGCAGAGAGCGCCGCCGAAAGGAAGAGAGGCAGACAATGGCAGCAGAGGCATTGATAGTAGAGGACGCATACCAGAAAGGCTACGCAGATGCAATGGAAGATATGCGAAAGAAAAAAGAGCAGAGGCGACAGCGGGAGCAAGAAAAGAAAGCCCGCCGCTGGTATTTCATTAAGCAGAAAGCCTATGGGCTTGTAATGCTGGCAGTTACCGTGCTGGCAGTATGGGCGACAGAGGGCGACATAACAATAGCGGTTATTACCGTACCGCTGGGGCTTGTGTGTCTTTTCGGTAAAAAAATGCTGATAGTAGACAACTACTATTTTGAGGCAAAAAAGGGGTAGACATGGGAATAACAAGGACAGTAACAACGCGGGTACATTGCGACGTATGCGGCGAGTGGGTAACAGGCTGGGAAAGCGAGGGTATAGGAATAAGCAGAGAATGGGCTAAGTATTTTGTAAGGCTGCAAGGCTGCACAGCTGGAAAAAGGGTTATATGTAAAGAGTGCCGAATAAAGCAGCGTATTAAAAAATGCAGTTTGCAGAAAAAATGCGGCGTAGCCGGAATGGACGGCGGCGCTTGTCTGGGATTTTCATACGACGGGGACGACGAGCCTATAGAACGCTGCAAGCGTTGCATAGCCTGCACAAGTTTTGACTGGGAAGAGGAAAAAGAAAGGCTGAAACTATGAGAAAACAGAAACGACAGACAGTTAAAAAACTGATGCAGTGCGCAGCCATTATAGCGGCAG